AGCCCTTTGAAGGCTATGCTCGACGTTTGCCTAACGGCGATTGCTGTGCTTATCCTGACCCCGGTACTGGTGGCGACCCTTGGACTATCGGTTATGGTGCTACTGGCCGTGATATTAGGCAATACACTGTCTGGACAAAAGAACAAGCTGAGACTGCCCTTCAGGAACATGTCAGGCACTTCGTTTCCGGGCTGGTAAAACTCTCCCCACGGCTTGTTTCTGCAAGCCCTAGACGTATTGCTGCAGTCATCAGTTGGGCGTATAACTGTGGTTTAGGCAACTACAGAATCTCGACCTTCAAGAAACGTATCGATGCCAATGACTGGGAAGGCGCAGCAGTGGAATGTCGCAAGTGGAACAAGGCTGCAGGCAGGGTGCTACCAGGGCTGACCAAGCGTCGAGAAGCTGAAGCATTGATGATGAGGTAAGCATGGCAAACCCGATTGCAAAGACAACGCGTGGTAAGGGTAGGCACTTTCAGTCAGTGGCTGAGGGTGGTGGCATGACAGAAGCCGGTAGGAAGGCTTATAACAGGGCTACAGGCTCCAATCTGCAAGCGCCTGCACCAAACCCTCGTACTCCCAAAGAGAGAGCCAGGAAGCGCAGTTTCTGCGCGAGATCGAGGTCGTGGTCAGGGCCAAGAGGTAAGGCCGCTAGAAGACGTTGGAGGTGTTAGATGAAACAAGGTTTGTATGCGGCAATTCATGCCAAACGTGCTCGCATTGCAGCAGGTTCTGGCGAGAGAATGAGAAAGCCAGGTAGTAAAGGCTCCCCCACCGCCAAGAATTTTCGAGAATCCGCAAAGACTGCCAAAAGAAAACCCCGTCGGTGATGACGGGGCAAAAGCTCGTCGGGAAGAGCTCAACTCAGAGGAGACAACAGGTGAGGCTATCTGCTCGCTTGCCTCAAGCGCTTAACCTACTGGCAGATTCAGCGGAGTCACAATTCATTCTGCATCAGCGTGATCGCATCGTCAAGCCTAAAGATCACTAGACTCTCCTTGCCATCAGCCCTGCAAATCACGACAGGCACCTTCTCACCCTTTGATGAGACTTTGGCCTGTTCCATCCATTCATAGAGCGCTATCTTCCTGCGACGCTTGCATTCGATCATAAACGGGCCTAGATCGATGTCTGAGCCACCATCTCTTGCTTGCCCTAGTACTCGCGTCACCTTGGTTCCTAAACGCTCTGTAAGCGCGTTACAGACCTCACGCTCATAACTAGCACCTCGGTCTTTACCTAGCTTGCTCAATCGCGCTCTCCTTGTAGGATTTTCCAGGCTTCTTCCCTGACGGAATTCTCTACGGCATAGCCAAAAGCATCAGGGTCGAGCAAGGCATGGATGAACATCTCTCTGACTTTGAGTTTGTGATCAGTTCTTGCAAGCATGGTTCGTAACTCTCTGGTAAGCGCATAAAGCGTTTCCATCTTGGCCTGCATCTCTTCCCTGGTCATCTCACTCATGAAGCACCTACACTAAACGGATTGTTGAAGAACTTGGGTTCTATCGTAATACGCGTCTTAGTGAACTTGACAGGGTTCTTAACAGGTTCTTTCGGTACTGGCTCCCAGCTTGCAAAGGTATAGAACCGTTCCGTTATGCGATTAATCCTCTCTGATCGTTTCTTGATGTATCCATCATGAAGCAGTGCGCGAATAACGTACTTAGTTGTCGGAATGCCAAGTCTGGTTTGTAGTTGAATCTCCTTAAATGTGGCTTCAGTCTTTCGCTTGGAAAGATACTTGAGCACCTTCATGTGGGATTCTGTCAGTTTTGTCATGCCATATCCTCCCGCAATGCAGCGTCCCATACCTTGTCATTAGCGCCTTTAATGACTTCTGTCGTAGTGAATCGATGCAAGCAAGCGACACAGCGTCGCCTGCGTGTCACCCAAGAGTTCGCAGGCTTCTTACCGCCATACCTGCGAGTCTCTAGGATGATCGTATCGTTGTGCTCACCACGTTCGGCGCACTTAGGGCATAGCATCAGAACGGCACACTATCATCGTCTTGATAGCTCACCTCACGGCCTTGCTTTGCAGGCTGACCTGGTACGAAGTTATTCACCCTGATCGAGATCAGATCGCCATAAGCACTACGCTTTGTCCATGCTGACAGTTTGATCACATCACCAGGCTTGTAAGCCTGATCGCAGGTGAAACTTCCTGACCAGTCTGGTGCTTTGTCAGACTTCTTCTCTTTAACGGTGAAAAGTACGCCACTGCCTTGTTGCTGTTCGTAAGCCATTATTTCCTCACTAGTTGATATTCGGCAAAGGATTTGCCATTACGGTTGATTGTGTGTGTCACGATGGTGTGACCTTGCTTTCTTAGTTCTTCGACTCTGGCTGCAAGTCTTGTTGAACCAATCTCTGCATAGGCTTGCAGTTGCGTGAGCGTTCCTTGTTGCAAACGCTCAAGCACTGCCTGCGTCTGCGTCAATCGAACACTACCTCTTCCTCCGCCTCCAGAGTCACTACCTTTTTTGCGACAAAACCCTCGACCGCATGATCGTGACAGCGCTTCTTGAATGCAATGGCTGCAACCCCGCCAAAGTTATTGATGGTTTCGTGGTTGACCCGAAAGAGGCTCGCCAGCTTGGCGTTCTTCTCCTCTATTGTCATCTTCTTGCTGTCAGCGATCTTGCCGATCAACCCAAAGAAGTTATCCTGCCATTGCATTTCATCCTGGTGAGAGCTGTAAACCTTGCTCTTATCGCCCTCTGGAACTAATACCTTGTACTTACCCTCAATGACCTCAGCAAGCGGTTGTAGAGGCGCAGCGACCGGCATATCAACCTTCTGATATTGATTAGTCGGGATAGTGTCGAGTTCAGTTTCATCAAGCATCCCCAATCCGCAGTGAGCAAGCACAGTCCTGCGTATGGCTTTGGTTGTAGCCTTCATCAAGGCATTGGCTAGCTTTTCACCAGAAAGACCTGAGATGTCAACTGCTCCCTGATTTTCAGAGCTTCGTCCATCTTTGCCAGTGCATCTGACAGATACAAGATACACATTCTCAACTCGCTCCCTGTTAGTGATCGAAGTGGACAGCCCATGCAGATTGCTGAGTTGCTGTGTGGCCCCAGCATTCGCATACAAGACCTTCTTTCCTGACAAGACAAGAAGATCGAACGGCTTCGCTGAAGGATCGAGGCCGACTTGCTGGCATCGGTAGTTGTAGTATCCAGTGAGTTGCTCTTCCTTGAGTCCACTCAAATCTCCTCTAAGTACGATGGAATCGATGATCGATTGATCAAGTTTTGTTGGATCGACTAGATTGCTCATTTGACTAAAAACCTCCGTGAGCCAGGTTGTTCAATAACGTAACGCTCATAGACTTCAGGCATCTCTGCTTGCAGTAGCTTTGGATCGAAGCGTTTAGAACCTTTGGCACTGTTCCAGGTTGCAAGCACCTTGCCGTCAAAGGTAATGAGTGAGCCTGCTTCTTTCATCTGCCCTTGAATAAAACCTTGTAGCTTTTCTTCAGCCTCCTCGAACTGCTTAATCTGCGTCTTGATCGCTTTCAATTGCTGGCAGGCTTGCTCTAACTGAGCGTTAGCTAGAACCCCAGCCGAAGTGGATATTGGGAAGAGTTTTCTTGCCGCATCCACCGTAGTCGCGCTTGGAGGCTGCTTGGCCTGTATTGCGCCCCATAGCTCAGCTTCCAGTTGTATGAGCGAGTCTTTCTCAGCGTCTGATACTTCTTTGTTGATGAGTACCAGTTCTTGTCCCCCAAAGAGCACCGCAAGTACGATACGCTGTACCCGATGTACCGTAGCTTCATGAACACATTGCGCTGAGTCGGCCGCAGGCATAAGTGCAGTGTCTGCATCATATTGATTCCTCTTTGATTGGTTGTAGTTCTTCACCTCGACCAGTGTCGTGCCATCAGCACTAATGAAGTCAAAGTGAGATGCCATCCAGGTATGCTCAGGGTGATATAGCTCATAGTCAGCTTCCTTGAGTTCCATCTGCAAGCGAGCACTGGCTTCTCTGCCAATGACATCCTGCAGCTTCAGACCCCATTGCACTGCTTCTATGTGTGAAATGTCTTCACGCTCTGTCTGGCCTATCTTTTCCAAATAAACGTCAGCAGCACGGCCATCAACGATCTTGCGAGCATCAGTGGCCCAGATTGCTTTCCTGCGTGACTCAGTGTCAAAGCTAGTCATAGCTCCCTCGCTTTCAACATAGCGTCTGCTAAATCATATGCACACTTGGACAACTGATCGTCCTGCGGCACAAAATGGCCTTGGGCGGCGGCTGAATCAATAAATCCCTGCATGGCCTTTACTGCAAAGTAGTCACGCAAGGTCATGCCGCTGTGGCCTGTTGCTGCAAACAGCGGAAACGCTGGCCCGCCTGTTTTTCTCATGCTGCCTCCTCATCAAAGCAAGTGCTAATGTCTTTGATGGCGTCACGGTTCTTGATGACGTTAAGCATCTGCTTGAGTTCTTCTGCCTCATTGAAAACATTTTCAAGAACTTTGACTTGGTAAGGCGACAAGTAAGGCCATTCGCCTGCAATCACACGGTGCATGTTCGCCGCAGCTTCAAGGACACGCACTCCTTTGAGCCTAAGATCAAACAAATCCGATTCAATCAACCTACATAACTTGTAATCATCCATGTTGTTTCTCCTTTGGTTAAGTACAACACTGGTGATTATACACACTAGGAACATATGTACATAGCTAATAATCTACCGTTCGTCGGATGACTTGCCAAACCATATAGTCACTAGGTACTATTCGCCTGTTGTCGTCGTTGTCAACAATCTGAAGGCCACTTACTCATGCTTCTGCCCTCTACTTACCCCAGAGGGACAACGACCAGGAGCAGCAGTAAGTGGCTTTTTTGTTTTTGACACTGGATTGCAGACCAAAGTTAGCTGCAAGCAAGTGGGACTCAGAACCCAGCCAAGAAGCGACAACTGGCGCAGCTAGACCGACCACCGCCGTAACTGCGTAAGAGGGCAACGGGGTTCTGTTACAAGCCCAACTGATATGAGTGACCTCGTAAGAGGGATGGCAGACCAGAGACAGGGGTGCGCGACACCGTAACTGCCATAGTTAGCCCATGCGTAAAGGCTAGCCCCATGTGCGATAGCGATTCCCATCGGCATGGATACTCACTAACTCTGTTGCTAGCAGAGTAGGTGAGTATTTGCCCAAAGCTCCTGCTCAAACCCTCGGCATGTGACGTTATATAGGATTAGATTCCTCATCAGGTTCTACAGATTCTGCAACCAGATACTGCAACTGCTCTCTGACGATACTTATCCTTTGTTCCATGTCCTCCACATAGTCCAGGATTGCTTGCAGTTCATTGCCATGCACCATCACAAAGTCATTAGTCTGCGCTAGGCTAGCTATCAGTTTCATGTTGTGATTGCCACTCATTGCTCACTCCTTGCTCGTATGGCGGTGGCGCAGTCTGCGGCAATCATCACCCCGTTGTGATCCATGCCATCACACACCTTTGCACACGCCTCGCGTTCATGCGCGGCAACAAGGGCGGCGAAGCGTTCAAGTTGAACATTTCCCGTGTAGCAAGTCCCCCATCGCGGATCAAACTCAATACCTACCTCCCGCGCCATGCGGATTATTTCTTCTTTATCCATGATTCTTTTCCTTCAAGGTTTGCTCAACGGCCCGGGCGAATCCACACCGATCAAACCACTCTGCATTACCTTCGTCGATTTTCTGGGACAGATAACTCAAGTCCTGAATCTCCTCATCCGTCAGACCAACCCATTGACGCTTTGGTGGTGCGGTGTAGAGTGGAATCTTTGGCAGGTTTACTATTGTTGGCGTATGCCACGATGTAAGTTTGGCCCACTCAAGTTTTTTCTTTTCCACATTAATAAACGCCACAGGCTCTTGCTCTGTCTCCAGTGCTTGGCGCAGGGCATTAATCGCTTCCGAGTAGTAATTTTCATCACTAAATTCCATGCGAGCCACATCGTTTGCATCCTCCAACGCCTCAAGCGCCAGTTGCATAGCTTCTCTGCTCATTGCTCCCTCGCTTTCAGCATCGCGTCTGCTACATCGTAAGAACACTGTGCCAACTGATCGTCGGGGGGTACGAAGCGGCCCTTAGCTGCGGCGTAATCAATAAATCCCTGCATTGCCTTAGCTGCAAAGTAATCACGCAGGGACATACCTGATTGGATTAGGTACGAATGTGCGACGGGAAACGCTGCCCCACCATCCGTTGGTGTCTTTGCATTCTTATTCTCAGTCATTGCATAGCCCCCTTGCTCATACTGCGAACATAGAAGTGAATCTCAATAGCACGATGCAGCTCATGCTCGTCAACCCCTGCCTGCTCGCATAGGATTGGAAGATAGGCGACATGCCTTGCCAGTTCTTCCTGCCACTTATCGATCATTGCTTGCGTCTCAATGTCTTTTAGTTGCTTTTTGCTCATGATTGGGACTCCCGCGCGGGTGAGTAATGCGACCAGGTGCGGAATGCCTTGTGTTTCCGCATAGTCTCCAGACACTCAGTGCTTGGTGGCTTCCAACCATGTTCCCTCCAGACTTGATCGACGGGACGGAACCATTTATCGGGTTGGATTTGATGGTCGATCAGATCGAGCCAGGATGGTACTTTTCTATCTTCCATGTAGGTTGACTCCAGTTAGATAAAGAAAAGCCCGTAAAAGCCCGTTTAAGGGCTTCTATGGGCATTGTTTGTCGTCACTGACTAAGTTCGGCATTGATCTGTCTTGTTCGGCGGTCTATTTTTGTCATTACTTCTTCATAGAGTGCGTCTCCCTTTTCGCCTCGGGTCTCCACAACATCAAACAAATTGTTGTTTTTATAACTTCGTTCAATAGGGTGGTTTTCTTCAATGTTTTTTAAGTTTTCGTTCAATTGTTTCAAAACTGGATCATTGTTGTATATGTTCGAAAGTTCAGCATCGGTGTAAATGCTTGTAAGCATCATGTATCTCCAAAGGGTAAGGGTCTCACTAGCGGGTTAGGACTTGCAGAATGACTCAAGCATGTCCCAAATTTCGCGGTTAATCACTAGTGTGACTGTGTGCTCGTCCATGTGCTTTACGTACGCGTCCTCGAATAGGTCAATGGCACAGTCTTCGAGCGTGACGGGTTTTGTGTCTTCGATCATGGTGGTTTCCTATAGGTTAAAGAAGACTGCGCAGGCAAGGGCAATGCCGAAAACGAGCGCGACAATCCAGTCGATTAGGCTTTGCATGGTGTTACCTCGATTACGTTAATGACACCGTAAGTAATGCCTGACTGTGTCTTGATGTATGTGTATATCTCCCGAAAGGTTCTATTGCCTTCAGTCCATGAGCGTAAAGGCGAACCATCGGGGGCTATTGCTAGCAATTGGCTATCGGTTACGCTTTGCATGGTGAGTCCCTTTCGCCGTGAATGATTGATACGTATTCGAGCCACTCTTCATTAGTCATTTCATGTCCGCCAAGGATGAATGCTTCAGTGGCTCCATTAGGTTCCCCATTGGATAGGTAAGGCCTATGCGAAACAATTCGACCAGTAGACAATGCAACGTCTTTTTTCATGATGTTTCCCCTATTGGTTAATGGTGCTTGGTGCACCCCATAAGCCACTGTTGCCAATGGCTTATAAGTTGCATCATGCTGCCAATGGCATTTGTTCTTCAGATACTTTGGTATCAATCAAGTAATCCATTGCTGCCTGAGCCTTGCTTGCAGCTTTAATGATTGCGTTCTTATCTTGTTTGAGAACCTTGAGCCATGAATCGATGTAGCTTGCATGTTGCAGCTGCCCGTCAATGCCCGTTTTCATGCAAAGCATGGCAGCGCCTAGTTCTGCGATCAGTTCTTCAAAGGCATATGCTTCCGAGCCGAATCGGTTCATCAATTGCCGATCAAGCCTAGACTTAGCGCCAGTAGCATGAACGCATTCATGCAATAAAGTAGCGTGATAGTCAGCAAGTGATCGAAAGCTACTTAGTTCAGGCATACCAATACAGTCCTTACTTGCTTGGTAAAAAGCACTACTCGCCTTTTGAACTCCACCATCTAAAGCAAGCCTATCGACTACTGCCTGCACTCTGGAATCGATAGAACCCTGCAGCTTGCCTGAGCCTTTGCTGAATGTTGCACCCTCGATGTCATCAGCATTGAATACAAAGTAATGCTTGAGCATTGGAATCGTGGCGTTTACATCATTGCCTGCATCATCTTTCTTGTTGATCGATAATTGCTTCCAGAAGATGATAGGTACACCCTTTGAGCCTTTTTTAACGCTCAGGCCTGCATCGCTAGCTTGTTTGAATGTGAGCCAAGCATTTGATCGGCCCATGCCCATCATGCTGAGCCAAAGTTGATTCATGCCACGATAAACCGTACCAGAGACCGGATTGTAGGACTCACAATCTTCATGCCAAGGCTTCACCCAAGGCGCAGTGCCTTGCTCTAGTTCGCTGATGATTCGATCAGTGATTGTTTGCGCTATATCCATGATGTTTATCTCCACTGGTTTAAGTAAGAGAATAATCACATGCTTTGTGTACATGCTCTATATACTTTGGTATCAAATGAACACAAATACACTCTAAGATATATT